TTTGGCGTTTATATATATTTGGCTATGCCCCCGGTTTTCAACGATACGGGCCTATCACCACATACTCTGAATCTGTCCATAATCTAACTTCCCTCAACATCATGACTCCTAAGAAAAGACAAGATAAAGAGTTATAACACAGAGCAAAATCTATAAGCTTTCAGATCTACCTTCTGATTCTCAGACTCACTTACCAGCCAATCCTCTTAACTTCTTACATCACAATGGAGCTTTATAATACAATCATCAATGGAGCAAAAGAAATAGACATTGGAGGAAGCAATCCTATGACAGGTGCCTTATCAGGATGGACAGATGATAGTTATAAACAACTGTATGGACATGTTAGGATAACCCAATTAGAAGTCAGCTTTATCCCTCGGATATTAAAGGCTTGGTTCTCAACCTATTATAATCACAATATCGGAAATATTGATCTATCATCTTTGATGATGAGCACCCTGAGTCTGATAACTGTTTCATCTGTTTCTAAAGGACAAACCTCTCAAACCCCCAACATACAAGAAATGATCTCAATTGCTGAAAATCTTGGAAAGGTTGAGTCTCAACTAAGAAAGAATTCTCCTCTCATAGACCATGATTCCGAAAAGGAAGACATCTTGGCAGGGGATCATGAAGAACAGCACTCTATTGATTCCTCAGATGTCATGTACCTAAGCATGATATCAGATCCTGATTATCAGGACACGTTAATCAACATTGCCTCCTTCCAAGCTCTTGTAATGCTGAGACACATCACCAAGACAAACACCAGTGTAGATAAATATCAGAGAGAGAGTTTGACAAGAACTTTGAAGAGTCTTTGTCCTAACACCTTGCTAACAGCTGACATTCCACCTCCCTCTGCACAATTTGTCACTTATTTCAAATTGAATTGCATGAAGGGAAATGATGTAGCAACATCTTTACTGGCATACGTAATGAATCTTTACATGGAGGCAAGACAATCAGGTGCGACACCTTTGGTGGACTATTTGAATGCTGGTTGTTTAACTCACTTGAAAGGCAACGGTCTGGCATTGTTAGAGCTTATATTCCAGGTTCATCTATGTACGAAATTGAAGCTGTCAGATTTATTTGACATGACGTATTCTTCTCAATGCGCACAAAGTATCGACCGAGCATACCATCATTTTAAAGAATATGCTGAATTGAAGTCCAACGATGGGAAAATCATCAGACCTGCTCAAGTCACTTGGTGGTGGGCTAGGTTATTTAATGATAAATACTTTATGGATATGTCGATTCGAAATAATTATCAATATTGTCTGAGATTAGCTTGCATTCTTACATGTTATCAACAACAGGGAAGTCCTCTTGAAGCTGCCGGTTTTGGAACTGTCTCTGCGAAAGAGCTCAGTAAGCATAACGACTTCGCCACTAAGTTTGTAGCCCATCTTACTCCTGATGAGGATAAATTCATGGGTGGAGCTCTCAAGATCTTGAACACAGCTGTCCCAGGTCCTTCTGGAACATCAAGACCCCCTCTGGATATAGAATCAGAATAATTTCAGAACTGGTGAAGACCCATCACCTCCTTTCCTGGCTCATAACACAAAGTCAAGTAAATAAGATTTAGAAAAAACAAGATAAAAGAGCAAATCTATATCTTAAGACGCCCACGTTCCTTCCTATTAGATTAATTATTGACCCTATAACCCATCTCTCTGTAATTGTATTTTATTTATCCTCACTCTAATCTACCATGTCCAATCTTGGGGAAATTCCTGATTCACTTACAGAAGAGATAACTGGGTCTCTTGACATTTCCCCAAGTGAACGCTATAGAAGAAAGATGGAGATGATCCGTCCCTCGCTGAAACCAGAAGTTACTCCTATTATGGGGGCAACGGACGGAAAAAAGAATGGCAGACCACAAATTGATTCTGAAGCATCTTCAGGAGAGGGAGAAGAGCCTGAAAGACCTCAGTCTTCCAGCATCTCTCCTTTGCCTTCTTCTAGTCTCTTTTCATTAAGTCCTTCAGCCTATCATCATAAAAGAAAGAAAATGGAAGAAATGTGGAGAAATTATCAAAAAGGAAGTAAATCTGAATCTGGCTTCAAGAAAATTTGTTATCATGTCTTCAATGATTTCTTGACCAACAAACCATCAATTTTGACCCCTCTGTCCTCTTCTTGGGAGTTCATGGAACTTCATGATAAAAAATTTATAATCGGGGAGATCTGTTGTCAGAAAGTCCTCACAAATGAAGATCAGATCATCGGAGCCCTTGTTTGTTTAGGGAGAAAAAGCCAACATACATTAAGGGAGTCTTTAGAAAAACAAACTATGCTGTTGGATAAACAAGAGACCGTCATCAAAGACACCACATTAAAGATGGAGAAACTGGTAGAAAGTTATCAATCCCTTTTGGAGACTTCTAAGATCCAACTTGAAAAAATATCAACCTCCCTAGCTCAGAGGGAATACCCTGTCCCAGGTTCTTCGGTATCTACCACAGGATCATCAAAGATAGATAGGACATTTGAGCAAATGAGATTAGGTCCTTATGTAATCTATATTGGGACTGATCAGACTATCAACATGGGTGCCACTGTTGAAAAGAATAAACTTCCAGTTGATTCTCCTATGATGAAAATGCTCTCCTTATTTGGGGACAATAATATCAAGAAGTTGAAGTTTGTTATTAAACATCCCATTATTGAAAATAGTTTTCTCACATATATCAAGACATGTCAGTTCAGGTACAACAATTGGGGAGAGTTTAAAGAATCATTTACACAATATTACAATGCAGGATCTTAAGCATCCCGAGCATCCTGCTGGACCTCTCCCAAGAGAAGAAACACTACAAAACCTCACCACCCCAATCATCAGCACCCTTATCTCTTACACCCCTAAACTGACCTCAAACTAAATTTACATGTGTTGCTCTCCTACCTACCCCTTTCACCAAAGAATATTATCGTGATCAAGCTTACACGGTGATCAAATCAAATTAGATTTAGAAAAAACAAGACAAATAGTCAATAATCTTCACCATGCAACAAGATAAAATGGGGTATTCCGTGTCTTTCACATTAAAAGGTCATTTGAAAATCATTAATTGCCCAAAAAAGTGGCTTGATTTTAAGTATGAGTTATCCTGTCTAATTCTGAGTCATTGGGAAAATGATTTCCCCTGTCTATTAATTAATGAGGAGATAAGGGGATTATACTATAATGTATTGGTGAATTTGTTAGAGAAAAAACATGTAATGATCCGAGATGGGGTAGGTGGCTATGACTGTTATATTGATTTAATAAGTAAAGGATTCTTACATAAAGCCATGAGGCAGCCTGTGATGACCTCTGTGAAACAAGAATCGCGAATAACGTCTGTCTCTTTTCCTTTGACGGAAGACACCACAATTCTAGTAAAGGGTATCATACAGCTGATACAATGCCCTTTTAAGATAGACAACTGGGAAAAGGCAGTAGCTCAGGGGTATCGTCCTTTCAATAATATGATTAAGAAAGATTCAGGAGGGAAGAAAAATCAAGTCGAACTCAGGTCTATCTCATCAGGTCCTTCTACGGCTGTCCCTGAGGAAATCAAGATAAAAAATCTTCTTTATAATTGGATCAAGAAACATTGACTCATCCTTTGTAGTTCTATCTCTCCGAGGGCATAGTGGGCCTGAGCCAGAGGCTTTCAACAAACTAGGCATAATCAGAATATACTCAACTCTACAAAGAACCTTTACTGTAATAAACTCTGTGATGGTGTCTCTGAATAACTCTGTGATAGATGCTACACCTTTCAGCAGATTCTTTTTCTGCTTTCCCATGGTATACTCAGACTGACAGCAGTTAGATTTAGAAAAAATAAGACAAATGTCAAATTTCCAGAATTATCCAACTTATTTTTATATTGTTGATAATACTCACTTGGTCACAATGGTCCTCACAATTCAATCCATCATTATTCTATTTTCTTTCATGTTGATACTGAAAGAGATAAGGGCTCAGGCCATCGAGCTTCCTCTTGATACCATGTTCATTCCGTCGGTGAATCCGCTAACTTCTGTGGTGGGAAATAACCCCCCTTCTACCACTCCTGTCCCTTCCACCAACAGTTCTTCTCTCTTTAGAGAAGGACAAAATTATGAGTTCCAGACATTCTTTGTTAGAACTTCTTGCAACACATCTTATGGGGTTCAGCATTATCATGTAGAGTTTAAAAGTGTTACTTTGACTACATCTGAGCACACAGGGATGCGAGATAGAGCTGTGAGGGAATGTATCAATTTTGGATATTCCCCTCATGCAGTGATTCCCCTCTATTGTAGCAACGGAGTTGTACACCCTATCTCTCAATATTACTTCCATATCTCTTACACAAATCCTGTCACTGGGGTAACCAAATCATGCCCCTCTCCTGATCGGGTGAGCTCAGGAAGATGGAAATATCAACTCATCAACTATAAGGAGTCAACCTTGGTATAGGGGAAGAGAATAAAATAAAATAACATACAGGTACTTATTCTGTAATTATATTGCACTATTCCAAAATCCTTACATACCAACAGCACTCTCCCGAGGATCATCTTCTTCTGAGTAGATTTAGAAAAAGCAAGATATCCAGTTTATATCTTTCTTTATACTTTAGAAGTTTGTTCTAGATCAGGATGAGTGACTTTAAAACGCAGACCAACACTCTTCAAGTGTTGATGCTATTAGGAATAGGGATATTGAGTATGGTAAATTTCATAAGTGGGACTGGAGATGGCCAAGGAAAGGTCATCGGAATTGTAAAAAAAGCCCAGACCATCTATCGGAAGGTTCCAAGTCCTCCGGAATGTGAGCTGGATGATGATCATGAGGTCTCTTTTCCTGTCCAAGGCTCCATCTGGAGATATAAATCTTCTAACGCTGATATGGTGGGATTTATTCTAACCAAATCCGAAACAACCACATTCTGCCACGAGAATCTCCTGGGAGGAGAAGAAAAGAGGATTCTCCAAGTTCGTGATTTACCTTTCCGCGAGGTTGACACAGAAGATCGCATCCAAGTGGAAAAGCTCAGAAAAGCAACCTTTGAGGCTAAGATCCCTGAATGGGAATGTAGTTATTTTTCTGATAACACGGTGAAGACAAAAATATATCATGTCAAAAAAATGAATTACCAATATGATCCTTCTACCAGGAAAATTGTCATTCCTCCAGGAATCACATCAGAGGAGGGAAATGGAATATTTAAATTGGGGAATAATTCACTTTTTATCACTATGTCTCCCAAGCCAGTATTCCCAGAGTGTAACATTGAACTATTTAAGTCTAGTGTTGCAACCTTAGTGAGAAAGAAGACTGAAGTTCATCAGGTAATATTCAACCAATTTAAGGAAATGTATTATTATAATGTTAAACAATTTATGATGTGCTTCAAAACAAGAATCTATCTCACATTAGGAGGGTACCTGATTTCCACTGTCAATATAACGTCTACCTCCCACACGACTCCGACAAACCCTACTCCTCCATCTGCCACCAAGCCCCCATTGATTATCACTGATGCACCAATTCCGACATCCACAGCTGGACATGGTCATGGAAAAAGGACAAAGAGGGAAGTCACTCCTCAGGAGGAGACAATAAGAGTTCCATCTTATAGAGACATACAATTATCTTGTGTAACAGAAAACTGGCTAGAAAATATCAAATTAAGGAAAAAGGTATACAGTGTTGATATAGGGGCTGCCTGTTGGGAGTTGAGTTCAGAGACAATAGAGGAAGACAGTACCTCATCAAGAAGAAGGCGATCACTGAATGATGTTCATGAAGTAGATAGCCACATCTTCTTAAACTACCAACATGAGCTATCAAGAACTGAACTTCAATGGGGCCTGTATCACTTGGCCAACAAGACCTCAGAGGCACTCACACATTTAGCAAAAGAATTTTGTCTCGAACAACTCATGCATCACACTGCTCTGATGGAAGAAATAGATAAGGGATCAATTTCCATGGCAACATTCTCCTCTTTTTATCCCGATTATATTTATCACTCAATCTCATTAAAGAACAATGTCATTGAGATTCAAGAGGGGTCTATAAAATTTGTCAACCTCATGGACCCTCTTGTCTGTTGCGAACGTCGTTGCAGGATAATAGATACAAAGAATAGGACAATGTGGTTAGAGTCTTCATCTCGTAGAATCTACGAGCTTTCGGAGTCTCAGACCAGTTGTAGATGGAAACCGAACTCATTTATAGTGCAAGACAAGAAGACTAGGAATTGGATTGACGTCATGGATGCTGAGGTTATCTCACCTCTATACAAGTTAAAATCCCTGAATCGTCCAGATCCTTTAGAATTTTCTTTTAACACTACAAATATTTATAACCCTTATGATTTCTTGTCTCCTCTCTACACCGATATCGTCAAAAGTCACAGAGGAGAAGATGTCACCGTATCGTATGGAAAGAAATTTTCATGGTTGTTAGGTGCCGTAGACAGTGTAAAAGAATTTGTGTCGTCTTTTAAAGGTCAATTGATAATAGGATTATTCTGTATATTTTTGATAGTTGTTTTGGTCTTGAAGATGTTTCATTTTATTCTCAACAAAAAGGTCAATAGAAGGGGTGAAGGTTCTCCTGTTATGGTCCCTCTGACCAGATATGGGGATAGGATTCCGGCTTCTTCATTTTAGATTTGACCAGTGTTCAAGGACAACATCAAAAGGAGATTTAGAAAAACCAAGACTCCCAAGTCTTAAATACACAGGTGTTAAAAGACAAAATTGCTGTTGATTAATAACATAGAAATTCTATTTAGAATAAAACCACCTAACCAGATAACAATGGAATCATTGCTTAATAAACTTGAATACTTGAAAAGTGATAAACCTGCAGCCACTCATCTGGATTCTCCGATCCAAGACCACTTGATCAAGCTTGTGTTGGGAAGGGAAAGACTAGACCCTAGATGGCCTCGATGGAAAAAGAACCTTATTAAAAGAGGAAAAGCTTTGTTAAACCATGTAACCACCCAATATGGTCTTGATCCTGATATTTCCAAGGCCGAAACTATAGAAGGAATAGCTCATCATACCAAGAGACTGGTTACTATTGGTGCTAATCAGGATATTGCTGCATTCCAAAGTCTGGGACAAAGTATTGAATGTGGTCTCTCACTTTATAATTCACAATCAGTTAGTCTGAACTTCAATCCTGTCCCCATGGATAAAAATGAGTTGTTGTCCGCAGTTTCCCAATACGGATATGCCAAAGAACTATTTCAACAGGCGGTGATATTGACAGGATCGAATTCTCCAACCATCGACCATCTGCTCTGGGAAGAAACAGAATTGCCTCAAACTTGGTTCTGGAGATCCTCTGATTTGATAATGTGGATCTCTCCAAGTTGGATATGTATTCTAGATGGGGCACAAATCCATCTGGGCATAAGAGAGCACATCCTGATGATCTCTGATTTGATTGGGCAGCGAGTGACTCTGTCTTTATATGCCAAAATTGCGGAAGTTGCTAGAGACCCTACTGTGCTCAATGTTGACCATCTGCATCATATCTTTGACTGGGGAGATAGACTATTGGAGCTATATGGGAATAGAGGATATGAACTGCTTGCCCAATGGGAACAATTGTGTGTGGGAGTCATGATATCAGGATCAAATGACAAGTATTGGGATGGAGAGGTGTTCCTTGACCAGATGATGACAGAATTCAATATGTGGGATGGTTTAGCAGAGGAAAATCACTGCACCTTGATAGTCGATTATCTCAAGAGTCTCTTTAACATCAATCCCAATCTGACGACCCAGGCTTATGGCCTATATCGAATCTGGGGCCACCCCACTGTCAATGCTAAGGCAGGGATTGCCAAACTTAAGCAACATGCATGTAAGGTAAAACCCCTGAATCATATGATGATTGAAAAGATCAAATGTGTCTTTATTGAGAGATTCAGTTTTGATTACAGAAGACAACACGGAGTCTGGCCAAAGTTGGACACCTCGAAATTGAGCCCCACTTCATTGTTGAGGATCCAAATCGAGAGAAATGGACCGATCAACAAAAAAGATAAACGGTACTCACTGCTGTCCTGGTCCAAGGTTACCTCAGAGAAAACCTTCGACTTACTTCCTAAGTACAACTTGATCAAACTCCTCTCTGATAAAGCTATGAGCCTCGGGGTTGGAGAATTAAAAGTTGAAGTAGAACAAGGCTCGATTGGCCCTGCTTGGAAAAGATCTGTTCTTGTTAAATGGTTGGAGTCCGAGATAGGTGATCCCAAGAAGTTTTTGCTAGACATTTCAGAAAATGGATTCGGACCGGAAGAGTGCATAGTTGGGGTGTGCCCTAAAGAAAGAGAACTCAAGTTATGGGCTAGAATGTTTGGCTTACTGACTCTCAAAAAAAGAATGTATGTAGTGTTAACTGAATCCATGTTGGCGGAGCATATCTTGCCTTATTTCCCTGAAATCACAATGTTGGATTCCAGCACTACCTTATTGAAGAAAATGTATTATAACACAAAAGACAGTGCCCGACATAGATCGAGAAAGGGGATCAACATGTACACCAGTATGGATTTCCAAAAATGGAACTCCAACATGAGAGAAGAAGAGACTCTTCCTATCTTCAAATTTTTAGATGGTTTGTTTGGATTAACCGATTGTTACACTAGGACCCATGAGATGTTTGCAAAAGCGCAACTCTATCTCGCAGACGGGACCTACCTACCCACCATAATCAACAACAGGTTGGTGGAAGATGAGTATTGTTGGTCTGGACATCTCGGAGGGATAGAGGGATTAAGACAAAAAGGATGGACCATATTTACTGTATGTATCATCAGAGCAGGATTGGAAGAGCAGGAGGTCAAGTTTTCTCTCATGGGGCAAGGAGACAACCAAGTCCTTAGAGTCACTTATCCCAATTCACTCTCTCCATCGGATATCAAGGCAAAACATAAAAGTATACTCCAATCTCTAGAGACTATATTCAATCAAATAGGACCTCCCATAAAACCTTCTGAAAGCTGGACATCCTCTACCTTATTCATCTACGGCAAGTTTCCTATACTGAATGGTTGCCCTCTATCTATGAGTATGAAAAAAGCCTGTAGAATGTTCCCCTTTAGCAATGAAGGATATCCTACATTAGAGTCAGGGTTGTCATCTATCTCAGCAAATCTTACGGCAGCATGTAACTCTTCGTTACAACCTGATTTGATTTACCTAGTTTATGCAATACAATCAATTGAGTGTGTAAAGACAAACCTCTCTTACTCCTATATGACCAATTTCCAATCCCTGGGGTCCACTTCGGAGTTGTATTTCCAATTGCCCAGAGAAGATGGATCTGTCAGGAAAGTAGATTGTTCTGATAGCAGGTATTTTATGTCTAGATTGTTGAAACATGACAAATCCATTCTAGAGGTTTTGTTGTTATACCCCCGATGTTTAGGAGGTTACCCTGTTACGTTAATGGGGACCCTGTTTTCGAATGGCTTCCCGGACCCTGTGTCGGAAAATGTGTGTCTCTTAAAGAAATTATATGATTCGGGATTCTATCAATCAGCGATCTTCAATATACTCAGTCCAGAAATGAATGACGAGATATCTTCTGAGCTTATCTGTGAAGATCCGGTTGCATTGAATCTTCTGCATCCTTCTTCTCCAAAAGAGGTCTTAAAAAGAATGGTTCAAGACTATCTGAAAGGAGCGTCCTGGATCAAGAATATTGAATTTAAAACATTCATCGACATAGCTATTGAGAGGCAGAAGCCGCTCTGTGATCTTCTACTGGATCTCACCCCCTTTAACCCTCGGGTGGCCCATGCAATCCAAGAAGCCACCATAGTAGGCAGAGCAATTCAAGTTGTCGGGCAGATGGAGAAAACAAATACTCTTATTACTATGATGCAACAGGCGGTCAATTTTAAAATTTCTAAACGAATTATCGCTTGTGATCAAAATTACTTCTTGAGTGTCTGTTATAATTTAACTAACCATAGTCAGAAGTGTTGGAGCCCCTCCATGTGCTCTAGAGAATGGTCCCAGACTTTGAGAGACAGGGGGTGGGGGAGACATGTGACTGGTGTGACTGTTGCTCCTATTTTAGAATCTTTCATCCCTCAACTTCGATCAGAAGACACTTGTAGAGATCATCTAAATCTTGATCTCGGATATTTTCTTTATAGTCCGACTACAGGATCAGACCCAACTGTGTGGAAACAAAACATTGATATTGGACCTCATGACCCATATATTGGATCTACAACTGTGGAGAAAACTAGAAGTTACGGGAAAGATTTATCTCGATCATCACAACCCGTATTAACAAATGCTTCCAGACTCTTAAGCTTAATTAATTGGGGCACAAAAAGAGACTCCAATCTGTCTTCTTTGATAATCCAAATATTCCAGTCTATAACAGATCTGGATTATGCACAATTAATTCCAATAGCAGGACAGATTGCAGGATCGCTTGAGCATCGCTTCATGGACTCCAGCACCAAACATGGGGGATCTATTTCCATCTTGTACTCTCTGGCAACTTGGTGCCATCTCTCATCAAACACTCTCACAGAATATAAAAGTGGGAGTCAAAATGTAAACCTGCATTTCCAGGCTCTGATGAGCTCCTCCCTCATCTGGTCCAGTCTTCTTTTATGGAGAAATTACCATACCGTTAGCACGATTCATTACCATGTCAATTGCCGAAAATGCATAATTCCTATATGTGAAGATATGCTGGATCTCCCTCATCCTCCTCCTTCAAATTTATTAAAAAGCCTCCCTCATAATCCGATCTGCTGGGTGAGTAAAGATTCATTGAACTTCTCTGACAAGACCCACGAATGTCATGCTATTCCAATTGATATTCCTCCTGACTATCCTTATAATTATGAAGTATTTCATATGAGATTGGCACAAATATGTTCTGGTTGGATGAGAGGGTATAGTCTAGAATTAGGAGACAACAGAAAAGACAGTCCCATAACAAATTCTCTGAATGTATCTTGGGTGTCTAAAATTGATTTAATTTACTTTGTGGACTTGCTTCTATGTAAGATGACCTCTGGATTTCTTTACTCCATGGATTATAGTCAGCTTAATCATATCACCTCGAGGGATCAACTAATCACTCAATCGATAACCTCGATCATGTACAGACCAAGGAGTCTCTTCAGGTGGGTCGGAAATCTATATCTAAATGAAAATGTATTAGATCAATTCAAAATATTATTTGGAGGAATCCCTTTACCTCCTTCTGTCCCTTTGGCGTATTCCGATGTCAGTCACCATTTCATTCAAATCATAACCCATCGTCTGTCTGTTATTGGACAGAATCCAGAGGAGTTAATCTCTTCCAAGGTGCATTATGCAGAGTCAAGTAAAGCAGTAGATGAACATCCAGTGTTCTCTTTAATTGCGGAGAAACTTCTAATGGAATCTGATCCGCTAGTTTTCCAACAATTAATTAGGGAATTCTTAAACTGGAAAATAATCTTCCGCAATATAGGAATTGTCATGGGGAATCACCTTCATCTTAATAAAAGTATAAAGGAAGTATTGATGTACGATCATAAAAGTGTAATCTCTCCTCCTGACATGTTGAGGATGGCAAAGCATTCCTTGGAATACAAGATCATCTGGACTACAGACCATATGGACATCCTCGCCAAGAGATTAGCTTCGTTAACAGTTCCAGCTGTCGATCACCCTTTACACTTGTCTCTTGAACACAAACCACTTATTGCCAAATCAATCCAGACACACTCTTGTGTAGAAGGATCTGTACTACGGAAGACGCAATTTCCTAGGTTCCTTCCTCTTATCTCAGAGACAACCAGAGAAGTTCATGAACAACGTATAGTAAAGTCTCCCACTTCCTCCTGGTACAAACTGTTGCCCATATTATTTCAAACACCTATCACTGATGCTGTGCTTTGTCTGGCAGACGGATCTGCTGGCTTCTCTTTTCTGACAGCACGACTCCCTACTGTGGAAAAGGTTTACTATAACACCATCTTTGACAATTCAAAGGCGATGGACCAAGCCTGTCCAAATTTCATTCCTTCTTCATTTGTGGGCTTTCCTGAATTGAGGAAGAAACTTATTTCTTTGAATGATTTAGTAGAAGGAATATCTAATATATTACACGTAGGATTTATTAAGCAACTGGCCAATACAATAGGTGATAACAAAATCACTTTTTTGACCTGTGATGCAGAAGGGTCATCCAGTTATGACACTCTATATGAGATCCAATTATTAGAGCAATGTTTGAAAATAGGTTATATCTTTGACATCCCGTTGCTCTTCATTAAATTCTATGGGAATAGCAAAGAATTCTTATCAGGATTGTCTAGTGTTGCTTTTTCGTATTACAGGGAAATCAAAATAATAAGGTCCTTATATTCAAACAAGGGGAATAGAGAGTTTTACCTTCTTTGCAAAGAGGTGAGAGAAGAAAGTCACTTTTATTCCATCAATTTTGATGAGAATTTTGTGTCTATTGAAGGCTTTTCTATCCCCCCTAAAAATTCTCATAATTTATTCCAGGACTTAGTTGCAATAGCTGATAACCAGTCTCCAAATGATGAGAATGTCAACTGTATTATGGCAAAACTCTTAATGGATCCGTTTTCTTCTACGATGTCACAACAGCTTATTTCTCTCTGGTTCGGCAAAGTCACTCCGGGGTGGAAATTTCCTCAGGATTTCATAAGGCATCAAAAGACCGGAGTAGATCCTATTAGGTATGGAAAGAGAACCCGGAGACCTGGGATGATCAATTTATTGACATTTCAGAGGCAACGAGGCTGGGCCATGGCATGGTTGGCAGGACTGAGACTCTTGTATCCTCATTTAAATCTAGAGAGGGTCTGCAAAATGAGCCTGTCCTTGTGGATCATAAAATTGAAAACCACTTGGATCTTCGGGGTAGGAAAAACTGCAGATCATCATCATCCTGGAACTAAAGTGATCCCTCTTCAAGATCTGATGTCATCAAAGGATCTGAACATGAGTTACTCTCTTGCCGGTCATCTCAAGTCCCAAAGAGTTCATTTTGCCAATGGTCTCTCTCATCTGCAGACACGGTGTGAGAAAGAGGGGTATGAAGCAAATCTAGTCATTTTCATACCCTCGGTAGTCGTGTAAATACAAAGATATAGAGATTTAGAAAAAACCAGTAATGTAAAATACAATCCAGTCAAAATCTTATATTTATTATGGGTTTCCCGTCTAAGAGCATAGGCTGGAAAGCAAGTTAGCTGGTAAGCTGAAGAGAGGGTCACTTCTCCCATGGAATATCAGACTGACTGTATAGTGTGCCATTTCTGGTAATGTGATAGATTATGGTCTTGCTAATGTGCGAGTAAGATACTCATGATCAGATCAATAACTGAACAAACAAGCGCTCCACACAGATCTGTT